ACCGTTGTTTGCTTACATAAGTTGAATAAAAACAACTAATCGCAGGCAAATAAACTGCGTAGTCTTTTTGTAGTGGTGTTAAATTAACTGGTGGTTTCATAATCTCTCGCTAAGTGTGCTGTAATATCTAATTGTTGTTGTGCCTGTTCTAAGTTGTCTAGTGCTATTTTAACAGCAATATTCTTTTCAGCTAAGGCTCGTAATGATGTTTCTTCGTTGCGTTTTTTACGTGCCCATTCGAGCAACGATTCGGCATCGGGTGTTAATTCTACAGTAGCATATCCCATGTCAATGGTTCTCCACATACTTCCGTCGTTGACTTCCATACAATTCATATTGGAGTTCCAACGAATCATACCTGCTCCAACGGAGCCTGGACTAATATATGGTGTCGCCGGAGTACCGCCTGACACAGCGATATACCTACTACTAGAATTAATACCTTTGATCATATTTAGGCTGCTTGTGCTGGAATAATATATTTGTAGATAGCAACGCCACTGTCTAGCGTAATTTGAATAGCACCTTCATTTGACACTGACATTTTAGTATTGTTAACATCGGCAATTTTAAGAATGCTTAAAATTGGAAGTACTGGCCAAGTCCAGCCGCGATCTAATTTTCCTGCTACGTTTTGAGCAAAAATAAACTCGCCACCGTGTGTTGACATGTCACCAAATGTAAATTTAAGATTGCCGCCTTCAGTTTTAGCAAGGAATGTTGGATGTTCGCTATGAGCACCTGCTTGGAAATTAAAACGTTGTACACTTGCTACTGTTGGCTCAAGTTCTACATCCCACTTAACACCGCGGAACTTAACAGCTTTCATTTTTTCATTAATAATTTCTGAATTCATAAAACGATAGTCGTTTTTAAAGTCACCATCTTTGTTTTCAAAATGAATTCCTACCGGAATAGTTTCGCCATTGCGCTCTGCTGATGTAATGCTAATTTTAGCATTTTCTTTGTACTCAGCACCGTCTAGTAGGTATTTGAGTTTTTGTAATTGCGGCATACCAAAAACACCAATCATATCTGGATATGGTTGATATGTTGTAGCTTCCATAATAACAGAACGGTCGTCTGCCATTGAAAAGAATGATGTCTCTTTGTCTGTGCCTGTAATTTTAACAGTAGTTAAAAACCCTAGGTTCTGGGTATGACTAACAATGTCTTGTAAAATATCTTTCATAAAATTCTCCGGTTATATTAAGATTATATTTAGATCTTGAATAAAAATCAACCACTAAATCATTCAAAATCAAATAATTTGTTAAAAGTGTTATCGCTTCTTGTTTGACTGATGTCCCATTCTAGCACACCAATAAGGTTTTCTAATTTTTCGTCGATGACAGTAGTTTCCATTTCGCCGTCATTAAACGGCAAGTCTTTAAACCATTGTGGCAAACGAAGTTCGTCTACAGGATACGCAACGCTAGTGTATCCCATAGGATTGTCTTTGACTTTACACACAATTACTTTCATGCCATCAACAATATTCATAGAATACTTGTCATCCATCATACGCTTTAGAGTGTTCCAGTTAAGACTTGCTCGAACGTGTCCGGGCATGTTAGTCTTGCCTGCTTTCTTTTCTTTGGCAGCGTATTCAGTAATGTTGTTGGCACGTTTGGGACTTCCTTTCTCCCAACCAGGTCTAGTTTTAAACTCTGTTCTAAAGTTTGTAATATGTTCAAGTACTTGTTCTTTTGTGTGTCCAGTGAGGACTTTTTCAAGAACTTCACTTAAAAAGTTTTGAATCACTACAGGAGTGTCTGATCGTTTAAGATCTAAACCCATAGCTTTGATCTTGCCTGGTTTACCATCGACATCTTGTCTCTTACCTTCCTTGTCGTAGTAAAGAACCGCATAACGTTTTTTAGTAATGAACAATCCTTTGCTGGCAACAATTTCTCGCCCTGCCTTAATAACTTCACCGCGAGTTTTAGGACAATGAAATTTATCAGTCATCATTTTAGGAAAGCTCTGATTTACTTCTTCAGCAATTTGATCATAGAGTTGAACAACAGTTTCTTTTGTCCACGGTAATTTACCGCTTTCAATTTCTTTCTTTAGAATTGGATACGCTGTAAAATAACAAGAATCAGTATCGCCGTATATCACAGCACGACCTTTATAATCGTATTCAGCAGTGATAATTTCATTAATCTTAGCAGCCATGTGCTTAACAATAGTTCGGCCTGTTAAGGTAGTTGATTGACCAATGCGGTTGTCAAAAAATCTACAACCAGGATTAAGAATAGCACCATACAGGCTGTTTAAGTTAATCTTCTTAACTAGTTGTCGCTTGTCCCAGTATTCTTCTTCAATTTTATTACCGCTGGCAATACATTCTTTTAATTTGGCCTGCATCTCTTTACGCTCGGCGTACCAGCGTTTTAACAGACCTGGAATGATACCATCTTTTTCGTAGGTAAAGATTGTACCGTTTGAACTAAGCATCCAAGGCTGACCAGATTCAAAAATTAAATCGTTTATTTGTGCGCCAGTTAGTACGTCCTTTCCACCTTCTTCCCAGTCGATGGTAATCTCTTTAGCAACGTTACGTTCCATTACTAGTTCGTATTCTAAAGATCCAAACAGTCCTTCCCAAGCAGCAGCAAATGATTTGCCGTGGCGTACCATTTGTTCGTCAATGTAATTTTTAGTGTAGTCTGGTCGCAGTTGTCCAACAATAGTTTCTGGGCCCATGTTAAGGGCACGAATCGCAGACGGATACAGAGAATTTAAGTCAACAGATCCGATCCATTCATGGATGCCTTTTTTGGGATACGCAACATACGCACCTGCTGCTGGTTCAGAGCCAGGCTCTCGACGAATTCGATTAGGAACAATCATACCACGTCTATGAGCTTCGTTGATAATTGCCTGCTCAGTTACAGCTACCGCACCCATAGCAGTTTGAAGCAATACTGTATTTTCGTGAGCAATTTTATTAGCTAGGTCTAGGAATTTTAATTTATTGTCCAGTTTATCAAGTAGAGCACAGTCTTGTCTATTATATTCAATAAATCTACGGAAGTCATTATTGTATAATTGATCTAAGGTGCCTTCATAGACTGTTTTGTTTTCACCAATTTCCATCTCGCCAATAGCGTCTAATCGATATGTGTGGCGTTCTTCATAAGTGTACTTGCGATACAATTCAAGACTATCTAAGTGAACACGACCAATAAGGTCGTATGTAACTGCGGATTTGCCAAACTTTTCGTATTCGCGTTTCTTAGGAAATTGATTCCACAAACAAAATCTGCGTGTATCTTCTTTACTTAATGCTTTGGTTACACGATTAACTGTGTAGGGAATATCAAAACCTTCTGAGTTCCAACCTGATAATACATCAGCATCTTCAATTAGTGTTAGGAAATTGTCTAACATATCTGCTTCGTTGTCAAACAAATACGTATTTGGGATTCCGGCAACTAACTTTTCTGCTTCGGCTATGGTCATAGACTTAGGCGGAACAGCTAAACAAACAAGAGTATTCAACCATTGTAAATGTACGGCAATGGCAGTGATTGGCATAAACGCATCGTCCGGTGAGGCGTACCCACGTTCTGGATCGAAGTCTACTTCAATATCGAACCATGCTACATTTAGTTTAGGAGCATCGACGTTGAGGTAATTATCTTCTAGGCAACGAAATATTGGATTAATATCAGACTCGTAGAGTTTCTGACTACCGTGTATTTTTTGCTCTTTGTGAAATTCTTTTAGATTTTTACAAGTAACACGGCTTAGTGGGGTGCCGTTTGTGCTAACATACTTGCCTTTGGAATCTGGATAATAAAACAGATATTTGGCAGCATATTCTTTGAAATGTCTGCGACCTTCTTTGTCTCGTTCAACAACGGAGATAAGATCATTGTCTCTGTCGTAGAAAGCATCTACATAACTCATTTTTTTCTCCTTGCGATTTAGGGCTCGCAAATACCAAAATAATCATTTATGGCTGATCAAACCTTTCTCTTATTGTATAGTTATCAACCGAGCTAGTGCTATTACGTCTATTGTGACAATTAACAGATAATTTGCTACCATTCCAGTACTGCGTCTAGTCCAAGCCGCCCAACCAAATATTGTACATTGTACGATGAATAATGGATACAAAATAAGAAATGGTGGATTAGGTAAAGTAGCACCCATCCAAATAGTACAACAGATACTCATAAACCAAGCAGTGATCTCAAGAATAAACCTTGATGGCCATTCGTGATAATCTTGCCTAGCCCAACTATAACTCTTTTTGAAAAATTCTATCATTCAGGTAGGTGTTTCGTTACACCTAAGATCATTTCAATTTCGTTCCACTCATTTTCGTGGTCTTTCCAATTGTCTTTATGTGCGATCTTAATTGCTTTATTGATAATACTAGGTTTGATTTGTAACTCTTCGGCTACTGCTTTGACTGTTTCTTTAAGACCTTCTTGTAGATCTTCTACTTCACGAAGTACATTAG